CGACAGCACTTTGTGCATTACGGGTATATCCCCGGCTTTGGCTTCTATTATTTCGGACTTATCCACCTTATCGGCGGCCACTCTAAAGCGGCAACCTCCCTCCTTCGCCAACTTATCGACGCAGGAACTCTTAGCAATCTTCCGGGTGGTCTCAAATCACGCGGTCTCCGTATCAAGGGAGATGACACCCCTATCGCCCCCGGCGAGTGGCGAGACGTAGACGTACCCTCTGGCGCAGTGCGGGACAACATCCTGCCGCTGCCGTACAAAGAACCGAGCCAGACCCTTGCCATGCTCATGGACAAGGTGGTCGAGGAAGGACGCCGCTTTGCTGCCGTATCCGATCTCAAGATCAGCGATATGTCGGCACAGGCCCCGGTGGGCACCACGCTTGCGGTATTGGAGCGTGTCCTCAAAGTCATGACCGCCGTGCAGGCTCGCGTGTACTACGCGATGAAGCAGGAATTCAAACTGCTTGCAGGAATTATTCGAGACAATACTCCCGAAGAGTATTCGTACGAACCAGAAGTGGGAGATCGTAAGGCCAAGAAGTCGGATTACGATGACGTTGATGTTATTCCCGTGGCCGATCCCAATGCCGCCACGATGTCGCAGAAGGTTGTGCAATACCAAGCGGTGCTCCAACTCTCGCAAACCGCTCCGCAACTTTACGATCTCCCCTATCTCCATCGGCAGATGATTGAAACGCTCGGCGTGAAGAATGCTGACAAGATCGTGCCCCTTGCAGATGACGCCAAGCCGCGTGACCCCGTGACGGAAAACATGGACGCCATGACGGGTAAGCCGCTTAAAGCCTTCATGTATCAGGATCACGAGGCACACATCGCGGTGCACATGGCCCTTGGGCAAGACCCCAAGATTGCGCAGCAGATTGGGCAAAACCCGATGGCGCAGCAGATTACTGCATCACTTCAAGCGCACATCATGGAGCACGTGGCCTTCCAGTATCGCCGCGAGATCGAGAAGCAACTTGGCGCAGCCTTGCCGCCCCTGCCGCAGAACGACATGGAAGAGTACGACTTGCCGCCGGAGTTCGAGGCGCAGTTGTCGCAGTTGGCTGCCGCTGCAGCCGCACGAGTCTTGCAGAAAGATCAGGCCGAGATGCAGATGCAACAGGCTCAGCAGCAACAGCAAGACCCGCTTATCCAGATGCAACAGATGGACCTGCAGATCAAGCAACTTCAAGCGCAGACCAAAGCGCAGCAGATGCAGATCGAAGCACAGATCCAGCAGGCCGAGATCCAACGCAAACAGCAGAAAGACATCATGGATGCCGCTGCCAAAGCCGACGAGTTGGAACTTCGCAAAGCAGAAATCTCTGGGCGTCAACAACTTGAGGCAGCGCGTCTCGGTGTGGACATCCAGAAAGACAAGGCTGCGCTATCTGCCAAACAACAGATGGAGGGAGTCCGCCTTGGTATTGAGATGGGCAAGGCCAAAGAGTCTGCCGATCTCCAACGAATGACTGCGCAGCAGCGTTCGCAACCCCCCAGAAAGGAGTAATAAATGAGTTATGCCAACGCTCTGGAGTACCTTGACACGAGGTTGCAGGAAGAGCGCATGTTGATTGTTGATACCTTGATTCAAGGCAAATTGGATGAGGGTGAATACAAACGTCTTTGCGGGGCGTTACAGGGTCTTGACCTCGCACGGAACCACATCAAAGACCTTGCAAAACGCTTGGAGCGCGATGATGAGTAATATCAACGTTGAGAAGACGCAGGAGGAGGCCGCTAAAGCCAAACTCCTACCGGAACCGAAAGGCTACCGGATGCTATGTGCAGTCCCGCACGTAGAAGAAGAGTTTGAGGGCGGTATCGTCAAAGCAGATGACACCAAACGAGTCGAGGAGCAGACCACCGTGGTTTTGTTCGTCGTCAAGATGGGTGATCAGTGTTATGCCGACAAAGAACGCTTTCCGACTGGCCCTTGGTGCAAGGAAGGTGATTTTGTCTTGACCCGTCCGTATTCAGGCACCCGCGTGGTCATCCACGGCAGGGAGTTCCGCATCATTAACGACGACACCGTTGAGGCTGTCGTGCAAGACCCCCGTGGCATTCGCCGCGCATAAAGGAGTAAATCATGGCTGAGCAAGAAGAGTTTAAATTTCCTGACGAAGTTGAAAAGGAAAAGCCTTCCGCTGTGGAGGAAGACCTAAAAGTTGAGGTAATAGACGACACTCCTCCCGAGGACAGGGGCCGTAAGCCTCTTCCTAAAGACATGGTAGAGGAGTTGGAGAAGGACGACCTTGAGGAGTATTCCGACAAGGTTAAAAAGCGCCTCTCCCAGATGAAGAAAGTCTGGCACGACGAGCGTCGTGAGAAGGAACGCGCCCAGCGCGAAAAGGAAGAAGCCATCCGCTTTGCGGTAATCCGTGAAAATGAGATTCGTGCCCGTGAGAATGAGATTCAGCAGTTAAAGCGACGATTGGGCAACGGAGAGCGAGTTTATTTTCAGGAAGTCAGTAAAGCCGCAAGCAACGACCTGATTACGTCGAAGGAGCGGCTAAAGCAGGCTTATGAAGCGGGAGATGCGGAGAAAATTGCCGAAGCGCAAGAAGCATTAACCGAAGCCAAGTTCCGTATAAAACAACTTGAGAATTTCCAACCCTCTTTACAACCAGAGGAATTGGTAGTACAACCGACTCAACAGTACCCAGTGCCCCCGGCATCTCCGCCTGCGGATCCAAAAGCAGAAGCATGGCGCGAGAAAAATTCGTGGTTTGGCACCGACGAGGAAATGACCGCCCTCGCCTTGGGACTGCATGAAAAATTGGTCCGGTCTGGGGTAGATCCGCGAAGCGACGATTACTACGACCGAGTTAACGCGACTATGAAGAAGCGTTTCCCTGACTACTTCAACGAAGATGTAGCCGAGGAGAGGCCGACTCAAACGAGACAGGACGAAAAGCCTGCTCGCACTAAACCAGCCAATGTAGTGGCTCCGGTAACGCGGGGAACCGCGCCGCGTCAGGTCCGCCTGACACCGACTCAAGTTGCTATCGCCAAGAAACTGGGACTGAGCAACGAGCAGTACGCACGAGAACTTTTCAAACTGGAGGCTAACTAAAATGGCTGAGAATAGACTTGCACGCGAACTCGAAAATCGAGAATCCGCACAACGCAAAATGGCGTGGACCCCGCCCCAAACGCTCCCTGAACCGGAGCCGCAGGATGGTTGGGTATTTCGCTGGATCCGGACCAGTATTATGGGTCAACCCGATCCCTCTAATACGTCTGCAAAATTTCGGGAAGGTTGGGAGCCTGTGAAGGCCGAAGACCAGCCCAAACTGATGCTACAAGCCGACCCGAACTCCCGATTCAAAGGGAACATCGAAATCGGCGGGCTGTTGCTCTGCAAGGCTCCAACTGAACTGATGAAGCAGCGTGATGATTATTACGCCAAGCAGGCTCAGGCTCAGATTCAGTCTGTGGACAACAGTTTTATGAGGCTAAACGACGAGCGTATGCCGCTCTTTAACGAGAGAAAGACTACGGTCTCGTTTGGCAAGGGTAAATAACTTTCTTTTGGAGTAACTAATGGCATATCCTACTGTTGACAAGCCGTATGGCTTGAAGCCGGTCAATCTGATCGGCGGGCAGGTGTTTGCCGGGGCCACGCGCCAGCGTCGTATTGCGTCCAGTGCTTCGAGCATTGGCTACGGCGATCCGGTTCAGTTGACCTCAAGCGGCACCATCTCTGTTTCCACCTCGACGACGACTGCTCCGACCGCCGGTTTTGCCGGTGTGTTCTTGGGCTGCTCGTTTGTCTCCAGCGTGACGGGTCAGCCGACCTACTCGCAGGCTTGGATTTCGGGCACTTCGGTGAAGTCCGGCACGTTCGTTACGGCGTACGTGGCTGATGATCCGGACACCCTGTTCAAGGCTGTGGGCGTTTCGGCGTCTTTGAACGTCTCCACGACGAGTGGGTTCACGTACGAGGATATTGGTGCGAACGTCGCCCTCGTTGATGAGGCACTCAGCACTGTTACGAACGACTCGCAGCGGGGCCTCCTGCTGTCGTCGGTTGCGACCACCCGGTCTCTGCCGATGCGTATCGTTGACGTTGTTGAAGACACGGCGTTTGTTTCAGGCGGTACCACCTACTACCCCGAAGTCATTGTTAAGTTCAATGCCCCGTATACCACGGGTGTTTCGGGTGTGGTTGAAGGTGGCCACGCTTATTACAACCCGCTCGGCATTTAATAGGGGAGTTCTAAGAAATGGCTATTTCACGTGCACAATTACTTAAGGAACTCCTGCCGGGTTTGAACGCCCTGTTCGGCCTTGAGTACAAGCAATATGGTGAGGAGCACAAGGAGATCTACGAGACTGAGACCTCCGAGCGTTCCTTTGAAGAAGAGACCAAACTTTCTGGTTTCAGCGCCGCTCCGGTAAAGGCCGAAGGTGCTGCGATTGCGTATGACAACGCACAGGAAGCGTGGACTGCTCGTTACAGCCACGAGACCATCGCTCTCGGCTTCTCCATCACGGAAGAAGCGGTTGAAGACAACCTGTACGACTCGCTCAGCAAGCGTTATACGAAGGCTCTTGCTCGCGCCATGGCGTACACGAAGCAGGTCAAGGCGGCTTCTGTCCTGAACAACGGCTTCTCGTCCAACTACGTTGGTGGTGACGGCAAGGCCCTGTTCGCGGCGGATCACCCGCTTGTCTCGGGCGGCTCCAACAGCAACCGTCTGACGGCCTCGGACCTCAACGAAACTTCGCTTGAGGCTGCGGTTATTCAGATCGCTGGTTGGACCGACGAGCGTGGACTCCTCATCGCGGCGAAGCCTCGCAAACTCATCGTGCCCCCGGCATTGATGTTCACTGCGAAGCGACTCCTCGATACGGAACTGCGTGTGGCGACGGCGGACAACGACATCAACGCTCTCAAGGCGATGGGGTCGATTCCGGAAGGCTATACGGTCAACCACTTCTTGACGGACACGAACGCTTGGTTCCTTACGACCGACGTTCCGAACGGCATGAAGCACTTTGTCCGTACTCCGCTCCAGAACTCAATGGACGGAGATTTCGATACTGGTAACGTCAGGTATAAGAGCCGTGAGCGTTACTCGTTCGGGTGGTCTGATCCTCTGGGCATGTTCGGTTCGCCGGGTTCGTCCTGATAAAAGCGCTGTAAAATCAACACTTTACGTTGATTGGGAAGGGGGCCGAAAGGCCCCTTTCTTTTTGTCTTGACGAAACCGCCCACAGCGTGTAGTTTACGGTCTTCGTTCTATTTGTAGCGGAGATACATATGAAACAGCCAGTCATATATCGGATACGAAACGTAACCAACGGAAAGTTTTACGTCGGTAGTACCGTCAATACTCAAGAACGGTTTCGCACCCATCGTAAAAAATTACGTACCGGCAAACACCACTGCGCGCATTTGCAGGCTGCTTGGAACAAGTACGGGGAAGACTGCTTCAAGTTTGAAGTTGTAGAAGTTGTTGTCGGGCAGGATCTTCAGGCCGTTGAAGATGAATGGCTGACCAAATACGTGGGTAAACCCGAATGCTACAACGTAGGACTACGTTCTGGTGCGCCGTGGCGGGGAGTTGCCAAAGAGAAACACCCTAATTTTGGTCGTCCTAGAAACGACGCCGAACGCCAAGCCATCTCTCAGTCTTTGCGGGAGTTTTACGCCGCTAACCCCAACAACCACCCCCGTGCGGGCAAGAAGCATTCAGACGAGGCTAGAGCCAAGATCAGGGCTGCAATACAGGGCAAGATTGCCTCGGGGGAGAAGCACTATCGGTATGGGCAGACTCTCTCGGAAGAAGTACGCAAGAAGATTGGCGATGCCCAACGTGGGGTAAAGAAGGCTCCTAGGAAGATTACAGAGGAGGGCATGGCGAAGATTCGCGCTGCCGCAGCGGCAGGGCGGTACAGCCACATGAAAGGCAAAAAACTCAGTACGGAAGTGCGGGAGAAAATGAGCCGCAAAGTATTCGTTATGCCGGACGGGATCATGTTCCCATCGTTAACCCAAGTGCTGCTGTATTACGGCCTCAAAATGCCAACGCTTCA